AGTAGGAACAATGTGGCGGTGTACTCCAATGGGGGCCGCCACTGTTTTTCTGCTGACTGCGATTACCACGTAAACGGTGAAACAGGAGAGGAAACTGAGGTGTCAACACCTAGTAACCTAAACATGGGCGGTGTGGTAGCTGAGATACCAGAGCGTCGTTTGTCTGCCAAGACCACTAGGCACTATCAGGTCACGGTGGAGTACGATGCTAACGGTAAGATCGCTAGGCACTACTACCCGTACTACGATGTAGATACAGGCGAGCTAGTGTCTGCTAAGTCTCGCGTGGTCAAGACCAAAGACTTCCTGTCGTCTGGAACCATGTCCAACGTAGGTCTGTTTGGTCAGAAGCAGTGCCGTGGTAGAGGTAAGTTTGTCACGATCACTGAGGGCGAACTGGACGCCATGTCTGTCTACGAAATGTTCGGACAGAAGTACGATGTGGTATCTCTGAGGTCAGGCGCTAGTAGCGCAGCAAAGGAGATCAAAGCACAACTAGAGTGGCTTGAGGGTTACGATAACGTAGTCATCTGCTTTGACCAAGACAAGGCAGGAGAACTAGCGGTAGAGCAGGTGAAGGATCTATTTAGCCCTAACAAGCTGAAGATCTGTAAGCTACCCCTGAAGGACGCCTCTGAAATGCTCATGGCTAACCGTGTGCAGGAGTTTACACAGGCGTGGTGGGACGCAAAGGTGTACAGACCAGACGGTATCATCGCTGGTGCTGACACATGGGAGGCTCTAGTAAACAAACGGCAGGTACAGAGCGTACCGTACCCGTGGGACGGACTAAATGAAATCACAAGAGGCCACAGACCGTACGAACTGGTCACTATCACAAGCGGTAGTGGTATGGGAAAATCCCAGTTTATCAGAGAACTTGAGTACGATTTGCTCCAGCGAACCGACGCCAATATCGGTGTACTTGCACTGGAGGAGGACATCGCAACAACATCTCTGGGAATTATGTCGGTGGCGGCATCTAGGCGACTACACTTGGAGGAAGATACGCCTGTTGATGAGCTTAGACCTCACTGGGAAGCAACGATGGGTTCTGGACGTTACTACCTGTTCGATCACTGGGGATCAACGTCTGCCGACGAGCTTCTTTCAAGAGTACGGCACATGGCGAAGGCCTGTGACTGCCGATACATTATCCTCGACCACCTGTCAATCGTGGTTTCTTCTCAAGAGAACGGGGACGAACGGAAGGCTATAGACGAGATTATGACACGCCTACGCACACTGGTGGCAGAGACAGGGATCACTTTGTTCCTCGTGTCGCACCTACGGCGTAGCTCTGGTACTGCCCACGAGGACGGAGGCAGGATTAGCCTACAGGATCTCAGGGGTTCTCAGAGTATCGCACAGCTATCCGATATAGTCATAGGTATGGAGCGTGACCAGCAGAACCCAGACGAGGACACTAGGAACACAACGACAGTGAGGATACTCAAGAACCGCTACTCTGGTGAAACTGGCCCCGCTTGTTGGCTACGGTACGACAAGTTTACCGGACGTATTCACGAGTGTGCTAACCCTAACCCACCGGAGACTGAGTTTTGAACTTAGCCTTCTGTGACATTGAAACCGATGGGCTAAACCCCAGTGTAATCTGGTGTGCAGTCTGCCGACACAACGGAGAAAGTGAGGTAATATGCAATGAAAAAGATTTCAAGGATTACGTGGCTCGCAAAGCGCCGATTAGCTTTATATTCCACAACGGAATTGGCTTCGACGTTCCTGTTATTGAGCGTATCTGGAACTTTACTTTTGATAGGAGCAGTGTCGTTGATACACTTGTCCTCTCTAGGTTAGCTGATCCAAGTAGGTCTGGTGGACACTCTCTGCGTAACTGGGGCAACATCTTAGGCTACGCTAAGGGCGACCACGAGGATTGGTCACAGCTGACACCGCAGATGATCGACTACTGCATACGTGACGTAGAGTTGACTGAGGCGGTGTACAAGAGGCTGCGTGTTGAGCTAGACGGTTTCTCACGGGAGTCCATTGACCTAGAGCATCAGGTGCAGTGGATCATACAGGAACAGGAGCGCAACGGGTGGCTACTGGATCAGCGTTTGTGTCACACACTGTGCGCTAGATTCAAGGAGCGTATGTATGAGATTGAGGAAGAACTCCAGAGGGTGTTCCCGCCAATTGTTGAAGAGAGGTGGTCTGAGAAAACAGGCAAGCGCCTTAAGGATAAGGTTACGGTATTTAACCCCGGTAGCCGTCAACAGGTGGCTGAACGACTTGAAGCTAAGGGTGCGGTATGGACGGAACTCACGCCGTCCGGTAGACCGCAGGTGGACGAGAGGACGCTTGAGGAAAACAAACATATACCGGAAGCACTACTCGTTCTGGAGTACCTACTCCTACAAAAGCGATACGCACAAGTCTCCTCTTGGATAGAACACGTACAGGATGACGGACGGGTACACGGAAGGGTTACAACAAACGGTGCTGTCACCGGACGCATGACGCACCAGAACCCAAACATGGCACAGGTTCCTTCGGTTAACTCACAGTTTGGCAAGGAGTGCCGTGACTGCTGGATCGTACCAGAGGGACGTAAGCTAGTGGGTGTTGACGCTAGTGGACTAGAGCTACGTATGCTGGCTCACTACATGGGAGACGAGGAGTTTACTAATGTCCTACTTAGAGAAGACATTCACACCAGAAATCAAGTTGCTGCGGGACTTGCAACTAGGCCTCAGGCAAAGACTTTCATCTATGCTTTCCTCTACGGAGCAGGAGACGCAAAGATTGGAAGCATCGTCGGAGGAACTGCAGGAGACGGCAATCAGCTTAGGAGGCGCTTTCTACGAAACACACCTGCTCTTGAAACTCTACGAGAACGAGTTGGAGAAGCGTCTAGGAAGGGTCATCTCGTCGGACTCGACGGGAGGAAACTCTGGGTCAGATCAGAACATAGTGCACTGAACACGTTACTACAGGCGGCAGGTGCTATCATTATGAAGAAGGCTCTGGTGTTACTGGACGATTACGCAACGCAACACAAGATAGACTACAAGTTTATAGGGAACGTACATGACGAGATACAATCGGAGGTGGCTACAGAACAAGCAGAGAAGTTCGGGTGGCTCGCAGTTGAGTGCATCAAGGCGGCTGGTATTTCATTTCAACTCAGATGCCCACTCGACGGAGAGTACAAAGTTGGATCAACGTGGGCGGATACACACTAAGGAGACTAAAATGAACGTAGAAATACCTTATGATCGTTATTTAGAAAATAAATCACGAATGACTACGCCAGAAGGTCGTTTTAGATTAGGAAACCCCAAGCATCCTTATTATAAAATCTACAAGGAAGAGGGGATGGAAGCAGCTTTTGTTGCTATGGGTCTTCTACCTAAAAACAATAGACTTAGAAAAATTAAAACGACATTAAGAAACCTTTTTGATGAGGTTGTTGAGGGACAGGTGTACATCATCACTAACCCCAACTTCCCTGAGTGGGTCAAGGTGGGTATGGCTATAGATTCAGAGGACAGGCTCAACGGTTACCAAACATCGTCACCCTTCAGAGACTACGCACTGTTCACTTGCTGGTCTGTGACTGACAGACGATCTGCTGAGTCAGAGGCACACAGCTTACTAGAGAAAACGTATGACCGCAAGGGTGAGTGGTTCAACTGCACACCAGAGCAAGCCAGAGACTCTATCTCTGAACTAATGGAGCAACACAAATGAACAAACTTTACTCACTGGTAGACGATATCTACAAGGTAGTCTCTGACAAAACTCCTGCTGACGGTGTTGACCTCTACGATGAGATAGACCGCTTCGGTGAAAACTGTAAGCGTCTGATGACTAACCTGTTCACAGAGAAACGTGACGGACGTAAGCTGCGTATGTCCAACATCGGGCGCGACGACAGGTATCTCTGGAACGTAGTGAACAACCCTGACGTACAGGAGGAGATGACTCCTAACACTTACGTCAAGTTTATGTACGGGCATCTGATCGAAGAGATGCTGTTGTTTCTCACTAGACTCTCAGGACACGAGGTTACTGATGAACAAAAACAATGTGAGGTTGCGGGTATTACGGGGTCTATGGACTGCAAAATTGATGGTGTTGTCACTGATATTAAGAGCGTGTCCTCTTTTGGGTTTAAGAAATTCAAGGACGGAAGTTTGGCTTATGATGATCCGTTTGGATACGTTGCTCAGATTAAAGGATATGCACATTCCGAAGGTGAAACATCGTTTGGTTGGTTAGCTATGGACAAACAGAACGGACACCTGACGTACCTCTTGTACGATTCTGAGGACACACAAGCTCCCGTTCACGATAAGATTTCTTACGACATAGAGGAGCATATTGAACGCATAAAAAAGCTAGTGGAGCAGCCAGACGCACCAGAGCATTGCCACGAGGCAGTACCAGATGGCAAAAGTGGAAACATGAAGCTCGCCGTCGGTTGTTCCTACTGTCCCTACAAGCATACCTGCTGGCCCGGAGTAAGAACGTTCCTGTACTCAAGTGGGCCAAGATATTTAACAGAGGTAGTCAATGAGCCGAAGGTCACGGAAATCTAAACTAGGCAACTTCAGGTCGGAGTTTGAGAGAGATGTCGCAACGCAGTTACAACCATTTGGCTTTAGCTACGAGCCGTTCCAAGTGGACTACATCATCGAACGGAAGTACACACCAGACTTCGTGTACGAGAAAAACGGACGGACGTACCTCATTGAGTGCAAAGGATACTTTCGTGCAGGAGACACGCAGAAGTATAGATCGGTCGCTAGGTCAATACCGTGGACGTACGAACTCATATTTGTCCTGATGAAGCCTAATCAGAAAGTGAGTAAAAGTACCAAACTTACTATGGCTGAGTGGTGTGACAAACACAATATTTTATGGTACAATATAGATACACTTAAGGAGTTAGTCGATTATGTCTCTGACACTAGAAGAAATTAAGGATCGTTTGTTGCGGTTGTACGACCCTGACGATCTTCTGGAAGCCCTGCAGATTTCCTCTGAAGAATTACTAGACAGATTTGAAGACAAACTTCTGAAAAGGTTAGACGAGTTTCAAGAAGAGCTAGAGGAGGAAGAGTACTATGAAGAGCAGTGGTGAGAACGAGTGGACAGACTATAAATCCATAGACGATGTACCGCCACAGGAGTGGGATAAGGTGAACAAGAGTAAGACTTTTACAGGGAAACTGTTTCACCCCAGTGACAAACACAATCCAGTAACCCAGCCTGACCACTACAACAAGGGCGCTATCGAAGCCATCGAAGCTATCAAGGCGTCTATGCACCCGCAGGAGTACAAGGGTTACCTCAAGGGCAATTGCCTGAAGTACCTCTGGAGATACGAGTACAAGAACGGTGTCGAGGATCTGCGTAAGGCTAGGGTGTACCTAGACTGGTTAATCAAAGAGGTG